TTCCCCAAACATTAGTTGAGAAGAATGTTGAAGCGAATTGCTCTTCACGATGGATCATCAAACGTGTCGCAAGTGTTTGCGCTCCAGCTGAACGAATTTCCAAAGCGGCATCTTCGTTAGCAAGTGTTTGTTGATCGAAGTCCATACCTAGACCAAATACGTCTGCAAAGTATGAGCTTGTTGATAGTGACATACCGATACGGTTCACTTCTGTACGTGGAGCTAATTTCTTAACGTCCCCTGTACGGTTCATGTTGTCACGGTCATAGATGTAATACTTATCTGACTGCTTCTGAACACCGACGATTGGGAATACTTTATCCGCAATGAAGTTTGTATCTGCTTGTGCGTAAGCGATAGTCAAATTAGTAAGTGGTTGATCCAGATGTACACTGGATGGTGTTAATAATGGCATAATATATATTCCTTAAATTAAGCGTGAGCGTTAGCGGCTAGGATCAATTCGATTGCGATGATTTGACCGTCAACACCTGCTTCGTAAGCACGACCAACGATGATGTCACCAGAAGCCGCATTGACAGCTTTACCAGCGGCATCGATACCTACGTCGTCTCCGATAGTTACAGTTCCGCCACATTTTACCATGACTTTACCTGAGTGAGTTATTGTGCAAGCATTTCCAGCCTCAGCACCTACAGCTATAACACCGATAGTACCTTCACCGTCTCCAGCTAAAACAGCTTTAGCGGCGGCATCCATTTTTGCGAATAAGAATTGAGAGGTGCTAAGATCAGCACCAGCGATTAGAGTGCGGTTGTCGCGTGATTGCGTTACAGCCATGATTATTCCCCTTTGTAGGATTTAGTGATAAGAGCTTTACCTTCATCGGTCTTTGCTACAGCAGAGTATGCTACAGCGTATTCACTCTTTTTCATTTCGTTAGTGTCCATGTAGGACTTTACAAGTGCATCAAGTTTATCTGAAGCGGTAGTAAACTCACCGTCAACGTCTGCCTTGCCTACTTCTTCCATAGATGAACCAAATGCTTTATCAGCGGCTTTTAGTACACCCATAACTTCTTCATTAGTCTCAAATGATTTGACTAATTCTTTTGCTGTAGCTACGTCAAAGTTAGGAAGAGCTTCTTCCGCTTTAGTTGTTAGCTCTAAGTCAGCTTTAGTAAATTCTGCTTCTTCCAATGCCTTTAAGATAGGTGCTGGAATGTCAGCCTTGTTGATTGATTCACCTTCGTACTCAAGAAACTCTTCTGGAGCTTTCTTTTCGATGATGTCTGATTTGATTATATAACCGTTTTCAATTAGAGATTTACGTAAACGCTCATTCTCTGCTTTAAGAGTTTCGACTTCAGCGTTAGCTTTATCTACTTCTTCTTTTTGTTTCTTCATGTCTTCATCGTAAGCCTTCTTAGCTTCTTCTTCAGACATACCCTTGTCCATATAAGGCTTTAGTTTACCTAACATCTCATCGGACATTTTTACTGTTGTTTCTAATTCTTCGTTCATAGTTTCCCCGTCGAAGTTGTCGCGCTTAAATAAAGATACCATTGCCTCCGCATTGGCAGGACGATCTACTAAAGATAATTCGTCCAATTCAAGCATGGTTAAAAGGTTAGCCATCATAGTCTTCCTTTGTTGCTTTGCCACCAATGCTAAAGGCGGCGAGTTCACCAGATTTTACCTTAGCCCAAACGTCATCGCTATAAACTTTAAACGCGACTATCCAGCCTTCACGGTCACTCTGGATGCCAAGGGAATCACCTATTTCTTTAGTGATAGGCATAGAATGGATAACTGCCCCAATCTGCTCACCCTTGTGCATTTCTTTACCTACACGTACATGCTCCATAAACTTGTTTACGGCACTTACTAACGTGTCAGGTTTAATTACATCGCCTTGTCGGTCAACTACTGGTTCACCTTTTTCGGTTACTACAGAAGCCCAACCATAGACCATGCGTTGTTCTTCATCGGCCTTTAATATTTGACCTGTAATATCTTTAGTCATACTTCCCACTGTGCTACCACTCCACATTCTACAAGACCAATATCTTGCTGAAGTTTTATCTTTAGCTGTACTGCAAGAGTGTCTACTGCGGAAGTTAGCTCTAGCTTTAGGATCATCTCGACGAATTTCCATGTTAGGGTCGCCGAAAGTAACTTTAACTGTCTTGTCACCAGACTTAACGTATACACCAAACTTCTTACTAGACCCTTTTGGTAGTCTAAAAGGTTTGTTTAGTGGTTTGTCTGCTTTATCTACAACCTCAGCATATTTACTTAGGCTTGTTATCTTGTGACCAACAAACTGATTACGTGGTTTACCTTCATCATCAATTAGCTCTATACGTGCCGCTGGTTCCTCTTTAGTACCTGTTATCTTTACAGGTATGTTAGGTACTGTACCGTCACGATGTATGCTTCTTATGATACCTCTTGCTGTACCACCTGATGAAGACCAACTTACTCTATCTCCTACCTTAGCCATTAATCTAAATCCTCTTTAATAATAATAGTGAAGTAACCATTGTTAGGGAATGTCTCTACTGTATTATCAGCATATGTAACTTCTACTTCACCGTAGTAAGTGCCAGCAGTATTAGTATCTGCCGCTACCCAAGGGTATTGTACTATACCACCAGAAGCATTTGTAACTGTCATAGGAGCATCTACCTTAAGTGATGTTGCTCCAAACGCTTTCATGTGGAACCTAACACCATTGTTACCTGTAATGTCTATTGCGTTACCACTCGCATCTTCTAGGGTTACTGCCAACTTAGGGCTAGTATCATTCGTTTTAATTCTAAAAGCCATTAGCCTATCTTAACCTTATTGTTTGAGTCAAACCTAACTGAGTTACTGTTTGCTATTTCTGTTCTACTACCTATACGTTGGTTGCCTATGTTAACTACTCTAGCTAAAGCTGGATTATAGTAAGGTTCACCTAAGACTGGGATGCCAGTAATAACATTACCTAATAAGAAGTAGTGGTCTCCTATTATGACAGTACGATCTACTTCTGGTGTTCCTGTTGTAAGATCAGGAGTAGTAAGTACAGCATTGTATACCATGACAGTATCATCTACTGTTGGAACTCCAGTTGTTAAGTCTCCAGTAGAAAATGTCTCTTCTTCTGACATTGATATATCAGGTACACTTACAGCACCAGTATTCATGTCCCCAGTAGAAATTATGTGATCTTGGTTTATTAAAATAGTATCAAGTACAGGAGGTGCAGTATTTAAGTTTGCTATCTGTATTATATGTTCTTGTAGTATTGCAACACTAGGAGTTTCTGGTGTATCTACAGTTATAGGTCTAGCAACAAGCGTCTCTTCTTCTTGCATAGTCACAGAAGGTAAACTTAAGTTACCAGTATCTAAGTCTCCAGTATTAAGAGTTTGACCTTGATTTACTACAGCAACACTAACGTCAGTATTACCTGTACTTATATCCCCAGTAGAAAATGTCTCATCCTCTTGCATTGTAGCAGAAGGTAGATCTATACCTGTATCTAAGTTAGGAGTAGAAAGTATATTACCTTCTGTAATATCTGCACTGTCAGTATTTGGAGTATCAGTAATTATATTTCTGGCAGAAAGTGTTTCTTCTTCTGACATTGTTACATCGTCAACAACTACAGAACCAGTATCTAAATTATTAGAGTTTAGAGTTTGACCTTGGTTTATAGAAGCCGTATCTAAATCTGGACTATCAGTGGAAATTGGAGTTACTGTGAGGTCATACCTGATTAACGCAGTAGTACTACCTAAGACTGGGTTTCCTGTACTAATACTAACAGCAGAGAATGTTTCATCTTCCTGTAGTAGTGCAGTGTCTAAATCAGGATTGTTAGTATCTAAGTCTCCAGTAGAAAGTGTTTTTCCTGAGTTCTTACTAGGTTGCCCTAATACTGGACTTCCTGTAGTTACAAACAACGCACCAAGAGTTTCGTCTTCTTGCATTGTGACAACAGGTACACTTGAAGAACCAGTTGTAATGGCACTAGCTGTTAAATCGTATTCTTCGCTCCCCATACCTGCAAAGGTAGCGGATGCAAAAGGGCTAGTACCAAACATTTATTGCTCCTAGTTCTCGTCACCCACATAACGGGATGTCCACATAGTTAATGAATATTTAACCCCAGACTTTAGCTCATCGACATAATGACCATGAGTAACTTGACTAGGGAAGAGTATACAACTTCCAACGGGTACATCTAGGTTTGTAAAGCCCTGACGTGGGAAATAGAGTGTAGCACCTTCATAGTTGTCGTTTAATTTAACGCTACCAGTTATGAGAGATGCGTCTGTGTGTAATCCTAAAGACTTCTGTGTGTCCATAGCGTATCGCATAGTAAAAGCGTCACGTAGACCCATATATTCTACAGGCTTCCAATGTTTCTCACATATCTTAAATAGTCTATCTCTCCAGAGAGCTTCATACTCTTTCCAAAGACCTAATCTCTTTAGTCTTATCTCTTGCGCTGGAAACTTATCTCCATCTAGATTACCCCAACCACCTAGAGCATCAGACTTAGCTATTAAGTCTTTACACTCACTATCAGATAGTAGTTTTGTAACTAGCAAGTCTTGTGCTACTTCTTTGTAGTCTAAATCTCTACTTGTCCTAGTAATAGGAGAGGATAGTTCTTTGTAACCAAACTGTTCTGCTAAACTGTAGAAAAAGTCTTTCTCTGACTTGCCTCCATTGCCATGATATATACAACCACAACAATTCGTTCTATCATTCCAGAGTTGACCATTTACTATCTTTATGTTTGTATCGTGGTTTTGGAATATGTACGCTTCGTGATCTAGTGCTACTTCGTATAAGTAGTCTTCATACATTGATAAGTATCTTAACTGGCAATATAGTTGGTCATCACCTTTAGCATCTGTACTTGGTAAACTGAAGAAGTCATATAATGCACCTGCATAGCCTATATATAAACCACTGTTTAAATATTTATATGGAGTTCCTTCGTCTGACCATTTATCTTTGTAGAAGTGATTATCTGTTACAGGCCAACACTCTTGTTCTGCTCCAAATAATATATCAACGCCAAATCCTATAAACCTTTGTATTACTGTTTCATACCCTTCAGCGAAAAATGTGTCGTACCCATCTACAAACAGCACTACATCATCTTTTGGTAATTCTTTAATAAAGTCTTTTACTAACTCTATCTTTCTTATACCATCATAGCCTTCCATCTCACTAGACCAGTTGTCTCCTTTACCAAGGTTAACTAGGTTTATGTCATACTTTTCTGTTGACTGTGAGAGAGGCCACATCTTAGTTTCATCTGTAGCTACAGTTATTATATTAACTTTACTTGGGTCTATCATCGGGGTATCTTCTTCCTCTATGGTACTTGGTCGGGTTGACCTTGGGATTTGAGTAACGACCTCTTCTTCATAGAAGTAGTTGTGTTTATCTTTTAGCTTCATGGGAACCCATTCATCAACTGGGATGATGTTATCCTTAAAGTCTTGTATTAGAAGTCTTGCCGTGTTAGGTGTAATTGCATAAGCATGGCAGTTATACCAATAACCCATGTCGTTCCACCTGTAACCTAACCATACGCTATCGTGGGAATTAAGTAGTCTATCTACTTTATTAGTATCTATACTATCGTATACTGCATCTTCTTCTAGTATAATACCTTTAGAGTTACTATTAGCAATCTTCTCCCAGACCCTTAAATGGCTTACTGAGCATCCAAACTCACCTTTTAGTAGGGTTCTATTGTGTATTGGGTCTAACCAGCCTGTACGGGGCTTACAGAGGCTCTCAGAGTATATCTGTTCCCAAGTCTTACCTCTTGCATCGTATGCCGAACCGTGAAGTGAGATTTGATATACTATCATAGTTTATTCTATAACTACGTTTGGTACTGGCTGTATAGCTACTAATTGCTCAGGTGTTGTTGCTTCGTTTATGGACGACAAAGAGGGAGCATCTCGTAGTGCTTGTTTGTCTGCAACGATCTGTGTAGTGTCAGCACTTGTTTCAAGGGCTTTCATGTAAGCTGTATCTAAAGCGGCTAAAGGTTCTACTCTAGCTCGACGTATTTTATCTCGCCAAATATCTCTAGCTTTATCCATGTTTACAGATATAACACCTGTATCTGAATTTGCTTCCCAGCTATCTCGAAAGGTACGCTCTGCTGGTATCTCATAGTCTGCGCTGTCATATGTTGATGCGCCAATCTTTATAAGTATAGACATTTGTTTTTTCCTTATGATGGCTTTGTAGGCCAAGTAATTGAATTCGGGAAGCCAGATTGATCTGGTAAATTAAGTAAGTCAGTTCTATATTGTGTCCACTCTGCTTGTTTAGCATCTGTAAGTTCAGCCCATCGTAGAGGGTTAGTGACTATAGGGTCTACTTCTTCTACTAACTTCTGGTCACGTTGCGCCCTTAGACCTGCCGCTAGTTCTGCATCTAGCTCTGCTTGAGTAGGAGCTACGTATGCTTCAAAGTCTGAGCCAATAAGTTCAAGCAATACGCTGTTGTCTACAGTATTATCTGTATCACTAGGCAACAATGTGTAAGGTATCCAATCAAACTCTGGATGGTTAATCTCTACATCAAATGCAGTATTATCTGCGTTAAGTGATTTTGCGTTACGCACTTCTGTTATTGTTATTTGTTGTGTCATTTTACGAAACCCTTACCCATAGAGAGCCTTCCCATGAACCACCATAGCTAGTGTTACCCCCTGTTTTATGCCCCATAAGCCTCCAAGTGCCAGACATGGTGTATGAAGTGTTACTAGGGTCTCCTGTGCTAGTAGGTCTCAAGCTACTACCTGCAACAGTTGCACCTGTTGAAATAGTGCCTCCGCTACTGTTGTTGGCAAGCATATAAGTACTAACAGCACCAGCAGTTGTACTTGCTCCAGAAGTCGCACTATCAAAGTTATCAGTTCCTCTTATTGTACTTGTCATTTATATACCCTTTATTTAGTGAGTTATTGTAACGCCGTTGTTGCTCATGCTACCACCATCACAGCGGTATCAGCACTATCAAAGGATATGCCACAAGTAGAAGTACCAATCAACCTTGCCGCGTAAATTGCTACGCTACTTGTAGACTTTGAAATAGAAGTATTTCTACCTACAGGCGCACCATCATAAGATACACCTGACGCACCCTGCGCACTGCCACTGACGGATTGATGTGTGGTTGATGTTGATGCACTGAGGTTAAGTGTGAATTTGCCTGTGGAGTTGTCAGTAAGGCTTGAAACATTGCCACTAGAGAAAATATAAACAGTACCAGTGCCATTAAAGTTTGCCCATGCCTTACAAGGGTAAAGATCCGTCAGGGTTGTGGCTCCACCTGTTGTATTCTCCACGACTTGTGCCTTAATTGTACTCATTGTGTCATCTCCCATGCGTTTCTAAACTGCCTATCGCTAGGGACTTGTTCTGTTTTAACAATCTTAAACATGGGTCTATTATATTCAACAGCCCACACCCTTCTTGGTATGTCTTTCATAACTAAATACTCCATTGCTTCTTCTTCAGTTAACTTACCTATTCTTGGTGCAGTAAATTGTTTTTCCCATTTATTATGGTCATGCTTAAAAGTAGAATGTCTACCTTCATCAATAGCTTTTTGCTCATCATCTTGCAGTTCCCAATAAACAGATATAGGTGGTAGCTTCCCTGCCATTGCATCAGCTAACCAGTTATCACTAGGGACAAGAACCATAGCTGGTTGTTCTGGGTGATCAGGTTCTTCATATACCACTCTATAAGTACTCATTCATCACCTACACAAATTAAATCCATGTTAAACGCATCATCTTGAGTACCATCGTCATGATCTACAGAAAATACAGGTACATTAGATGTTGTCTTATTACCTTGAAAAGAGTTATGATCATCAGTGTCATCTTGAGAAGCATAGTCTGTTATATTAGCACCTGCTGTTGAAACGGCTGTGTAAGTACTAGAGGAACTAAAACTGTTACTGTAGTTTACCGTATAGCGACCTTCTCCCATGTCAGTAACCGTAGACACATTGCCATCCCCACGTATAGTTAAAGTACCAGTGCCTTTCCAATTACACCAAACCCTAGACAAGAAGATTTTGCCTCCACCTGAAGTAGCTTCTTCGATGTTATTTACTTTTAATGTACTCATTTATACCACCGTCCATGTTTCGCCATCACCCACTGTAACGGTAACGCCGCTGTTAATTGTTATTGGCCCAGCACTCATTGCATTTTTACCATTTGTAATTGTATAGTTTGTCGTAACATTCTGACCATTCTCCCAGAAAATTTCATCATTACCTCCACCACCAGCACCTGCACCACCAGCTTCAGCCCAAGTTAATCCACCTGTATTACCTGATTGTGCTGTAAGTACATACCCATTAGTAGGGCTGTTAGAAACTTTAAGGTTAGCTTCATCGACTACGTTGTTAGCTATGGTTAAAGAAGTAGAACCTGTAACTTCACCTGTATGTGTTAGGTTAGTATTCGTAACTGT